TCCTATTGGCCCACCGTGTACCAATTAATAAAATTGGAACTCCAGAGGGTGTAAATTTGGCAGTCGCAAGAGATGCTGATAAAACATTTAAAGAGCAGGTTTGCCGACCAGCCCAAATGACACTTGAGAAAAAAATAAATGCAATATTTGATGAAAAGACAGATGCCCTTAGTTTAAAGTTTAATGAATTGACTTTGACCGATGAAGACACCCAGTCTAAAATTGATGAAAGATATTTGCGTATGCAGGTAATTACCCCTAACGAAGTTAGAATTAGAAAGGGCATGATTCCACTTGACGGCGGAGATGACATGGTCGATTTAAAAGGCCAAGACGCCGCAGAGCAAAGAGCCCAAGCAGGAAATACAAGACAAAGATCTCAAGACCGTCAGGCCGCTTCCCCAGATATTGATGGAGAAGGCAGAAATGCTAAAGGCGACGGAAGACAGGTTGACTAAGTCCACTCAACTGTTATTTGCTTTATAGTGTATAACCCTATAAAATTAAGCATATGAACATTGAAAAGTCTTTATGGACCAGTAACGGCAACGTTATTAATCTGTCGGTACCTTTTACTAAAGTTAACCGTGAAAAGAGAACTGTCTCTGGATTTGCTACCCTAGACAATGTTGACCAGACTGGCGATGTTGTAACATCAGAATCAAGTCTCAAGGCATTTGAAAGTTTCCGTGGAAACATTCGTGAAATGCATGGATCAAATGCAGTAGGCAAGATGGTCTCATTCAGACCAGAAAGCTTCTATGACCCAAAGTCAAAAGAGTTCTTTAACGGAGTCTACGTAGATGCATACATCTCAAAGGGCGCACAAGATACTTGGGAAAAAGTTTTAGACGGAACCCTATCAGGATTTTCAATCGGCGGAAAGATTCTTGAGTCAGACAATGAAGTTAACAAGGCGAACGGTAAGACCGTAAGATTTATTAAGAACTATGAACTAATTGAACTTTCTATTGTTGATTCACCAGCAAATGAGTTATGCAACATTCTTTCTATACAGAAAGTAAATGGACAACTTATAGCAAAGGGAATTGCAGTAGGTGTAGTAACAGAAAATATATTTTACTGTCAAGACAGTGATTCTGTTTTTATCTCAACAGATAAAACATACGACTCTCCAGTATCTGGAAAGCCAGCGGAATTAATAGGATGGGTCGAAAGCTCAGACGTTAATAAAGCAAAAGAGATAGATAAGATTCTTGATGCACATAAGCAATCAAGATTTACGTTGCCTGAAACACAAACAATTGCAAAACAGGCAAACGCAGAAGGAGGTAATGAAATGTCAGATAATACAGAAAACGTAGTTGTCGAAGATGTTGCAGCAGAGGCACCAGCCGAAGCAGTAGCAGCAGAAGCAGCCGTTGAAGATACAGCAGTTGTTGCAGAAGATGCAACTCCAGCTGAAGCTCCTGCAGAAGCAGCAGCAGAAGACGTTCCTGCCGAGACTCTGGAAAAAGCAGCCGAAGTATCAGAAGATAAGGTTGATGAACCTGATTTTGCGAAGATGTTAGGCGATCTAAAAGGCTTTTTCTCAGAAACTCTAAACAAGGCATCTGAAGCAAATGCAGCACAAGTAACAACAATCCAAGAGACTGTTGAAACTTTCAGCAAGAGCGTAGATGCTAGAATTTCAGAGTTGGCAGAACAACACACAGCACTTTCAAGCGCTGTAAATAACATCAAGAACACGATTGATGGTGTACAAAAGCGTGTCGACGCAGTAGAATCAGAGACTGCAATTAAGAAGTCTTCAGATCTTGGCCGATCAGAAGAAGCAACAACAATCAAAAAATCTAAATGGAACGGTTCTTTCCTCGGTTCCGTAAACGAAATATTCAACTAAGGTAGGTATAAAAATGAGCAATGAAACATTAGAAAAGGCCGTAGCAGCTGGTACTCAGGTATCAACAGGATTCGGTTCAGCAACTGGGGGAGCAGGAGTACACACAGCGTCTGAAAATGGCAATGGTGGACTACTTAACCCAGAGCAGTCTGCTCGCTTCCTTGATTATATGTTCGACGCAACCGTAATCGGTAAGGTCGCACGTACAGTTCGTATGAAGTCAGACACAGCCGAGATTGACCGTATGTCCGTTGGTGAGAAGCTTATGAAGCTTGCAACCGAGGCAGACAACACCGCAGCAAACAGTGGTGTAACTTTCTCAAAAATCTCTTTAACAACAAAGAAACTCCGCATGGACTGGGAGCTTTCAACAGAGTCTCTAGAAGATAACATCGAAGGTGCAGATCTCGAAGATCATATTGCACGTTTGATGGCAACACAGGCAGGAAATGACATCGAAGATGTTATTCTTAACGGTGACACAACTCTTACAACAGACGCTCTTTACAAGTCATTTGATGGCGTTGTAAAGAAGGCAAAGGCATCAGGCCGTGTCGTAGACGCAGCTGGAGCCGCAGTATCACGTGAAGTATTCAACAAGGCACTTAAGGCTATGCCACGTAAGTACAAGCAACGTCGTGGAGACCTTCGCTTCCTTGCTGGATCAAACTTGATTCAGGATTTCCTATATGCTAACAGCATTGGAACAAACCAAACAATTCCACAAGATATCGCTTCAAGCGTTATCCGTGGTGGAGTTGCACCACTAGGTGGACCTGCAGGATATGTGGCACCATTCGCATTCGGTATTCCGATTGTTGAAGTTCCACTTCTTTCAGAGACACAGACTGGTACATATGCATCACCATCAGGTTCACACGGAGATATCCACTTGACATTCCCAAATAACGTAGTTATTGGTATCAAGCGTGATGTAACTGTTTACCGCTTCTTCCAGCCACGTAAGGACACAATTGAGTACACAATGTATACTCGTGTTGGCGTTCAGATCGAGCAGGCAGACGCTTGGGTAGTTATTAAGAACGTTAAGGTTGCTTCTTAATTAATTTAAGATAAAACCCTCGAAAGGCCCCTAATTAATTTTAGGGGCTTTTCATTTTAATTTATCAATGCTATAATTGAAGAACCTAACAAAGGAGAATATATGTCATTTGAGACATTGAAGGTCGCAGAACTCAGAAAAATTGCAGAGGACTTTGCAGTTGATACTGATGGTATTAAGAGTAAGACAGATATCGTAGCCGCCCTTGCGGAAGAGGGAGTCACCTGGTCTGTTTATCAAAAAACTATTAAAGATATCGAAGACGCAACAGATGAATTTAACGAAGACGCAGAAGAGATCCTGCCTAGATTTAATCCAGATGCTCAGCCAGAAGATACGGTTCTAGTTAGAATGACTAGAGATAACTTCAGATACGATATCATTGGATTTACATTTACAAAAGAGCACCCTTTTATTGCAATGACAGAAGAGAATGCTCAAGAAATTTTTGATAAGGAGGAGGGCTTCAGATTAGCAACTCCAAAGGAAGTTCAGGAGTATTACAACTAATCTAAGCCTATAACATGGCAGAGATATACGTAAACAGCAATTCACCAATTAAGACAAAGATCTATTGGGAGGGTGAACTAATAACACCTTCAAGCGTCGTAACTGCAAAAATTTATGACGTTACAAAAGATCCGACCAATGTCATACTACCGACAACTATATTGACAACAATTAATGCAACGGCGGTAGAGACAGATATTGGAACCTATCAAATAGTGTTGCCATTTTCGTATTCGTCATATCCTAGAAACTTTAAGATTGTTTGGCAGTATACAGTTTATGGCGGGGCAGTAGGAACTCATACCACATTAGCTAATGTAGTAACTCCTTATATCAACATAAACGAAGAGATAGAAGATTTAAACTTTGGGGCGGATCCAAGCGATCCAAACTATAAGACATATGCAAATCTTCAATCAGCCGAGAGATACGCCAGAAAGATAATCGAAGATTATACTAATCAAGATTTCTATCTATATGCAGGCGAAGAGTCAATTTATGGCAATGAGTCAGATACTCTTCCTATGCCATCTAAAGTAAATAAGATATATAAGATTTACTCTAACGATATCCTTCTTGTAGACAACCTGTCTACTCCTAAAGTTAATAACTGGTTATATGATCCAATTGTTTCAGAGACAGGCTTTGGAATAAGAGTAAATAGAGCTAACCTTCTTGACAATGTGGTATATGTTGCAAATGGTTTGGTTCCCCCAACAATTACAGATACATTCTACGGAGTGTTTTCTAAGGATGTTAAGTACAGAGTAGTAGGACAGTTTGGATGGGAATCAGTTCCTGACAAGGTCCAACTTGCTACAGTTGAATTAATGAAAGACTATTTTTCAAAGGACAAGGTCTGGAGAAACAAGTACATTAAGTCTATTAAGACATTTGACTGGAGCTTTGAGTATAATGCATCGGCATCAAAAGGAACTGGTAATCTATATGTAGACCAGCTTCTTCAGCCGTATGTTATTACTCAAATGGTTCTGATCTAATGTATGCCATTATTGATTCAGTCTTTCCTATGCTTATGGATGTCTATAAGCAATTTGATACACAGGACGAGTCAACTGGCGCATTAAAAAAAGAGTGGCAATTTACCAGAACTTTACCATGCAGCGCAAAAGGAACAGTAAGCAACTCATCTTCAAGAACATCAGGAGATAAGCAAGTCTTCGGTAACAAGTATTTAAATGATCAGGTGCTACAAGTAAGAACTGCAACAAAGGTTACCTTTAGAGAAAAGATTACAAACATCAGAAATCTAGACGGTACAGTAATATGGGAAGAAATTAACTTTCCAAATAACACTCCGACAGTATTTGAAGTAATGGGCGTTGTTCCAATGACAGAACCACTAGGTGGAATTGTTGGATATAATGCTACTATAAAAAGATCGGAGAGTCAGGTAATTGGACAGTAGCGTAGCGTTAATACAAACAGCCAGCGGTCTGGAAAGATTAATGGCTGGATCAGTTCCAGGGGTAATAAAGGATAGCACGGTAGCACAGATATCGGCATTCCTATATTATGAAGCAGCAGTCCTGTCTAAACTAACATCAAATGCTGAGTTCAAGAACTTATTTAAAACAACTATATTTACACAAATAGAAAAAGACTTCGGGCAATATGTAGATGCCCAAGCAAGAACAAAGCCTAAAAGCCTTCACCACGTATACGAGTGGAACAAGACAGGCAATCCCACTGCTAGATTATTTGATTTACATTTAATTGATACAGGCGGGCTTTCATTTAGAATAGGCCGTGATTTTAAATTATCTAAATCAGCAGTGCCATCTAAGAATAAGAAACAAAAGAAAAGATATGTATTTGCAAACAAAGCTTCCGTGATGGAAGAAGGAATGCCCGTAGTAATTCGCCCAAGGTCCGCAGAACGCTTAGTATTCGAATTAGATGGTG